AGACCGTCGAGGCCCATCTCTTCGACAGCACTCTTGCCTTTCGGCAGCTTGCCGCCAGTGGCCGATGTAGGCCGTGGCATGGACTCAAGACGAGCCTTCGTGCGGCCAGCCTTCAGTCCATCTTCGTAGGCTTGCTTCTTGATTTCGTCGATCTCCGTGGCTTTCGTCAGTTCGCGGATCGTTTTCTCAACCGAGGGCATCCCGTCTTCGTCCACGATCTTGTTCTGCGTGGCATAGCCGAGAACCTTGTCGAAGTCCCATTCCTTGTACTGCTCGACTTTCTTGAGCCTGGGAGCTTCACGGTTGAATTGATCTCTCCAGCGGTCTTTGGCCCAGATCGCTGCCGCTTGTTTCACCTGATTGCTCAGAGTTTCCAAGCCTTTGATCGCTTCGTCGATTTTCTTGTCGCGTGCCGAGAATCGCTCCCGAACAGGCTTCCACCATTCCGAGGAATCGAAGTCGTCTTCGTTTCCGCCTGTATTGGTCTTCTCTGCCGCCAGTTTCGTCTTTGCCTCTTCCAGCGAAGCAAGGAGTGACGCTGCGCGAGTCGCAGTCTCAACTGCTTCACGCTGCTTCGACTCTGCCGCTGCGATCTTGTCGGATAAATCTTTTTGCTGCTTCGAGGTTAGTGTGCGGAGGTCGCCGAGTGTGACCTTCTCTGTGCCGAGGGTTATCTCCATCCCGTCAGCAAATGTTTTTGCATCATTCAAAATCTCTGCCAGGGTCATTGCCTACATTCCTCCTGTGTCCATCGGCGGTTGTGCTGCACCCATGCCGATTGGGTTTCGGACTGCCGTTGCCGTGTTCGCGGCCTGCTGGATTTCCTTAATCACTCGATCAAATTGCGGAATGATTTTGGACAACTGGCCTGCGACGTTGGGGAGTCTTTCAAGATTCTGCACCATGAGCACGGCGCAGATTTGTTTCATTTGCTTCACTTGCCGAAGAAGCATACCGGGATCAGCACCTTTGAGTTCTGCAACCTGTTGCGAATAATCAGCCCCGGTTGTATCACCCCCTGCCCCCGGCATGGTTTGGCCGGGTTGACCACCTCCGGTTGCAGTCTTGTTCTGCAACGCGGACATAATCAGTTGCCCGATGCCACCTGCTCCTGCTGCCACTTATTTGCCTCCGACGACAACGCCGAGAGGATCTTTGCTTGACTTGCCTGTGGCCCAGCCGTCTGCCGTCCCTGCCATGTCATTCGGCGGAACCAGACTGTCGCCCTGCTGGTCAATGTTCAGCGGACCCATGATGTCCGGCAATGCACTCGTTTCCTTGCCGTAGGTCTGGGGATACGATTCTTTTGCCATTACTTTGCGCCTCGCTTTCCTGGTTTTTCGTGCTGGGGGAGTAGACCTATTGTGTCTTCTGGCTCGTCAAAGAATCCTGCATAGTCCCCGTCATAGCTTGCCATTGCAGGACTCAACAGGGTGAATCGGTCATCCGAATCAATCGGACTGTCATTGTCTTTGTTCTGAGGATTCTTTGCCATAGAACCTTTCAAAGTGGCAGGGAGCATTCCCCTGAATGCCCCCTACCGGGTTTACTTACTTACGGCCATGCCGCTTGCCACGCCGTCCACCACGCTTCGACTGTGCCTCAAAACGGTCGATCATCGGTTAGCTCCTTTCTGGAACCCCCACGCGCTTGATCGCGGAGCAACGGGATTCCGAGTGTTCAGTAACGTCCAGCCTTGCGCCCACGCCGCTTGCTGGCGCGTTTGCCATGACGCTTCATTTTCTTCATGTCTTCAACTTCAGGTTCCGGAGTTGCCATCTTGCGCTTCATGCCTGCCCCACTATCTGCTCGACGTAGGCCATCATCGTCAGCGATTGCGATTTCATGTACGCAAGGAATTCATCTTCCCGCATGTAATGCACATTGCTTTTGGGTTCAAAAAACGCCGGATAGGGTTTGCCGTCTACCGCAAACTGCGCGTACCACATTTCCCCGATGCTCTCTAGCCGGAGAATTTCGAAGGAATGTCCTGCCAGTTCGGGGTAGTAGCCGACTTCCACGAACTCAGGACTACAGAGATTGTGTCTGATTTACAACAGGTTGGATTGGCTTGTTTGCAAAATTTGCGTAGAGAGATACGGGCACTCCGATGATGAAATGACCTGTCACGTCGCGGCGAACACTATACCCAATCTCCAAAATGAAGCCACTGCGGACCCAGTTGCGGATCATCTGCGGAGTCTTCTGGTACTCCCGAGCTATTGCCGAAATGGGTAGCCAGATGAGAGTTTCCGTCATAGCGGCCTAGGAATCTTCTCCAAATATTCCGGCACGAGCATCGTTCGCTTCGCCATGTTTATAGTTGCATAGATGACATGAAGATTCCACGGAACATGCAGTCCAGAAACATTTTCCCCGTGCAAAGGGATGATGTGGTCCACGTGATATCTCTCGTTCCGACCATAAGCATTACAAAAACGATTCTTGATTGCTGCTTTTTTGTAAATCTTCAAAAACTTCTTTCGCAGCGTGATTCGTTTAGCCCAAAACGGACAGTGGTGTTTAGCCCTATTCATTGAGAGCCAAAAGACGCGCAAAGCATTAGCTTCTACTTCGGCATTGATATTCTCACTCAAAAATCTGGATTTCATACTGATGTCTTTATCACTTAAAGATGAAACGAGTCCACCTTCCTGTTCGCGTTTTTCGCGTTTTCTAGCGTGGCCTCTTCAGTTTTCCCATCGCCGCCAGTTCCTTTTCACGAAGATTCTCTTCGCTGATTTCTCCGGCCTGCGGGATGTCGAATGTCTCTAAGACGTATTTCGTCGGGATCATACCCGTCTTCGCCAAAGCCTGCACCACTGATCTCATTGCGCCCGCGCTCATGACTCGCAGACTACCAGGATCAAGGTGTGCATCCCAATCGTCCATTGATCCGCCGTCGATTGGCTGCCATTCTTGATACTTCATTTCGCCGCGATCCATGTCAGGCACATGGTCGGCAACGCTCTTGTATCGTGCATCCACATAGAACACGATCTGCGCTAAACGCTGCAAGGATTCTGCGAGCAAGCGACCTCGGAGCCGAGTCTGATAATGGCTTTGCCACAACGTTGCATCGAACAGGTCGGATGAAACGTTGCCTCCACCAGACTGACCTTGGCGTGCTTCGGAGAATCCTTGCAACTCCTTTTGCAGCGAGAGAAGTGCGGCAGGGAGAGTAATCATGTGCTGCGGAAGCTGTTGAGGATTGAGAACTGTGGGCGGTTTGGAACCTGAGTTTATGACAAGCACTTCTCCCGGCAACCAGCCAAAACTGTTGGGATCGAGGCCCGTGTTCGCTTCGTAAACAATCACGCCATTGTTCGTTCTGACTACGTTCTCGAACGTCTGGGTATAAAGCCGCTCCGCTAAAGACTGGAGGCTGCGCGACAGTTTTATCGGAGGCGGTCCCCAGAAATTCGAGATCGTTGGCATGGCCGACACGCGGACAAGCGGGAAAGTCCCTCGTTCGTCATCGGGCAACTGAGGACACCAGTTGTTGCCGTCTGCAAGGATTACGTCCTCTGTGTCAGTGATCCAACGTCCGTCTGGGTACTTGAAACCAAATCTCGGATGCACTAGCAAGCCAGCTTCAGAAGCCGAGCCTGCATAGTCTTTGATCTTGTCTCGCGTGTTGTCAAAGAGATACGTGTGCCGAACGCGAACGCGGTTGTCGCGGAAGATTTTCTTGTTTGGTTCGTTTCCCTGATTCGACATTGGAGAGTATTCAGGGAAGTCGAGAACTGTGTCTGCTTCGCCGTAAGGGTCTGCACTGCCTGCGTAATACTTCGGTCTGACCAGATGCCCTTTGTCGGGCCAGCGGTTGATGATTTCGTCAAGGTACATCCAGTCATACCACTGCACCCATGACCAGTCAGCATCGGATCGACAAAAGGGATCAGGCAGAACAGTCTCAGGATCACGGGATTCTAACCACGTCATGCCCTTGCCGCGTCGTGCGCGTGGAGAGAAGCCTACTTGAAGGAAGCCAAGGTTCGACAGCATCGCCCAGATGATTGACTCAAGAATGCGGTTGTTGTACGAACCCTGCCTCCAGTTGGCCTGATAGTATTTTTCTCTGGCTTCGTCCCGCCTCCCTTCATTCGTGATGTAAACTTTGATGGAAGAGTCGGTGATGTCCGTGGCTTCGTTCAGAACAAGTGTCTGCAACTGCGGGATTTTTAC